GCAACCGGTGAGCAGCAAAGAGATAACATCCGTGAACAATCGAACCAAGATCGTTTGACCGATATTGTTCAAGGTGAGCAGCAGCGTTTAACTGACGCACAGAATATTGCATCTGCAGAAAAGATCGCAACTGGGCAGTATGCGTCAAATGATTATCGAGCTGATGTTGCTGCTGATGCATCTAAATTTGGAGCTCAGACAGTAGCTGATGCTTCAAGAGATGTCGCACAGACACAGAAGGAATCAGCAGTAGATACCACAACACTACGTACTGAAGCTGATAAAGATATAACGGGTACACAAACTCGATCTGCTGAAAAAATTACTGGTTTGGAGACTACATCCGCTGAAAATATTACAAAAACTAGAACTGAGGCTGATAAAGATATTGCCAAAACAGCAGCTGGCGCATCAATGTATGGAGCTGACCAACAACTTGCTGGCGTCAAAGATACGAACGTAACATCTACGCGGAATATTCGTGCAACTGGTGACGAAACTCGTTCTACTCAAAATAATGAACAACGACTGAAAGCTCGCGAGCGTGCAGATATGTCCCGATATTCGAGAAGCATGGCACGTGCAAACTAATGACTACAGCAACTAAACCTGGCAAGGTATATCTCAACTATGTTGATCAGTGGCTTGATACTCTGTCAGCTGCTGAAAGTGAGGACTTCCGTGAATTTGCTGAAGCTACTCCATCAGTAATTGAAATTTGGGTCTATGCCGGGATCATTGGTTACCCTGGTTCATTCGTAGACCTATCACGTTGGGTCAAAATGAAGTTCAGGAAACTGAACCGCAGGGAGATACTCAATAGTGAGATTGCTGCGTTGCATTCAGATATTCAAGATCTACGTATGGCAATCACTTCAGGTGAAGTCAAAGGAGATAACGGTTGTGCTCGCCTTGCTGCTCTTGAGAAAGAACTTCGATCACACATTGAAACCAGTGATCGAATGAATAAAACCACAGATAAACGAGGGTTGATTCTCGCTGGTGCTGACCGTGTGATGCGTGAGCTTTCTTCCATCTTTAAAGATGATCCACAATTCGCTGAGCCTATTGAAAATGCTATCAATGCAGTGTGGGCAAAAATCTATAGTGAGATAAGCAATGCGTAGTGATCTTGATCGAATACTTGAATTGCCAGCAATAGATTCTGTATCTGTGCAGGCTTTACGTCAGGCTGGGCAGATACCAAGTCTTCCTCAGATGCCTGGTGTAAGTATCGACAAGTTCTTTATGTCCAACTACCGTGCAGAGGAGGCTGCGGCTTATGCCTATGCAGTTGGTGTGGCTTATGAAGAGAAACGTAGGAGAGATATTATTATGCGTGCAAAAGCCAGAGCTGCTGAACGCATTGCTCAAGCTATCGCAGAGTATCGCATTAGATAGTTACACTAATACTAAAAGTATTAAATATGGCTATTGCAAGTGCTTCATTAGCTTATAGACGTTCAGCATTAATGACAGCTACGAAGGTAACTAGCAAACCACCTTCTGAACAAGTACTAGCAGCTAGGGACAACTTCATTGCTTTCTGCACTGCAATGGGAAAACCACCTGCTAAGCACATGCTCGAATGGCATACCGAGCTGTGCACTAGTTCTGATAGTGAATGTCTGTTAGGTATTGCAGGTCCTAATACTTCTATCCTTGCACCACGAGGATCAGCCAAATCAACCGTGCTTGGTATGTTTGCCGCATGGATGATCGGACGACATGCAGCTGCAAAGAAAATGCTAAGAATCCTGTATATCGCTTATATGGTCGATATCAGTAGAGCTAAGTCAGCAACAATTAAGGGCATTCTTACTAGCCCCAAATATCGAGAGATATTTCCAATGGTAAGGCTATCAAAAATTAAACGATCTGATGAGTACTGGAGTATTGACTATGAGTTTGCGGGCATTGACACAGCAGGTGAAGAAGCTTTCACAATTGCGTGTGGAGGTCTCAAAGGTGCAATCACCTCTAAACGATCGCAGCTGGTGCTTATTGATGACCCTATCAAATCTGCCGCTTCGATCAACAACCCAGATATTCGCCGTGAGATGGAGCAGACGTGGTCTAACGTTATCGCACCAACGATGTTCCAAGGTGCACGGGCTATCTGTTTGGGAACCCGCTTCCACTTTGACGATATTCACGCAACCCTGTTTATACCCAAGAACAATTGGAAGCAGATAGTACAGAAAGCAGTTATCACAGACGCTGACGGTAGAACCCGTTCCTACTGGCCTGAGTTCTGGTCAATGAAATATTTGAACGAACGCAAACTAGAAGATCGTGTTGCCTTTGCATATCAGTATCTCAACACTGCTGTAAAGAGTACAGAGGTTGGAATATCGCCAGAGCTTATCTGTAAAGACGAAGTACCAGAAGAGTACGACTGTTTAGGTGTAGGTATTGACTTAAGTGCTGGGTTGTCCGAGAAGAACGACTGGACCGTATTTACGTTGGGTGGCATTAAAGAAGGTAAGGTCTACCTGATTGACCAGAGACGTGAACGGACAATGGGCAATATCAAAAAGATGGATACGCTTTGTGAAATGTTATGTGACTGGAACATATTACTTGAAAACGACGAAGGTCAGTTCTTTCCAACGATGTCACCCTGCATTATCTGGCCTGAAGCAGTTGCATATCAAACATCATTTGAAGGTGACTTCAAACGTATCATGCATGAAGAACGAGCGTTGTATAACCTAAGTGTAAGTCCGGTAAAGGGATTCAAAGGTGACAAACTAGCAAGGCTAAGAGGTGTGCTTGGGTTATATGAGCACAAACGAGTTGTATGGAACAAGTGGCGTAAGTGGGATGTGCTCGAAGAAGAGTTATTGAATTTTGGTCACTCAGCTCATGATGATGCTGTTGACTCTATGGTATTAACGATGGGTGGTTTATTAAGAAGAGGTAATTTACAATTAGATTACAATAGTGATAGTTTTGATTTATAAGTTGAGATGTCTATTGATTTAACCGGTAAAGTCTACAAAGACATGTCAAAACAATACCGTGATGCAGTATCAAGAGAAGATTTTAAGAAGGAACGAAGGTCACAAAATAGAATGGCAGGAGATGCACTGAAGTCAGATTATTTCCCTGATGGTGCTCCAATCATGGACCCTGAGGTAGATAATATTTATAGTTACGATACTTCTGCATTTGGTGCTGGTTCGCAGAAAGATCCATCAGTTAAAAGATTAAGCAAAGCAGATCTTAAAAACCTAAGAAATCAGGATTACTCTTTAGAGGATATTGTTGACTACGCAGACAACATTGGTGAGACCGGAGTAATCACTGATGGCGGTGCAGCACAAAGATTACTCGATAGATATAGAAAAAAATTAGCAAGAAATGAAGAAGAAGATACTGGTCCAGTTGATCCAGTTATTCCTGATGATGAGCCAGGTATTGAGGATCCATCTCCAGTTATGGCACCAATCACACAAACTATTGAGAATAATTCTGGGACAATGCCAGGCATTGACTTTATTCCAGAAATGAATGTAGGTGGTAATTTTGATGTTCAATCAGTGTATCAAGACAACGATATAAACAGCAATGTTGCTGGCAACAATAACACTACTACTATTAGTCAAGATAATTCTGTTATGCAGTATGGAGGCAATGGCTATGGATTTAAGAGGATCCCTAGCTACTATTGATTTCTTTGACTAACAACTACAGTACAATAAAAATAGCTTTTAATTATAGATAGTAATGGCTAAGAAAAATAAAAATAATAAAGGTAAAAACAAAGCAGACCGCAAAGCAGAACGCAAGGCAGCAAAGGAAAAGGCACAGCAATTAAAAGCTCAGAATGAAGCTAATACACAAGCTGTAATTGAAAAAGATAGGCTTGCTGCACAAAATCAAGCTAATACACAAGCTGTAATTGAAGCAGATCAAAAAGCTGCACAAAATAATCGAACACCGGAAACTCCAGCGATGGAATTTCCAACTGCACAGTCTTCAGCACCAGATAATCAACAGTTTCCAGAACCAGTTGTTTCAACTACTTCTGCTGCACAGAAAGCTGTAGGTAAAACTAAAGCTT